AGACGGTCAACCGGCAGATAAAAAAGCTGGTCCTCGCCGGAATGCTCCGGGTCGAACACAGGGCCGACAGGGATGGGCAACACTCAAACGTATATTTTGTGCAGTGTGACGCAGGATCACATGCGACCCAAGATCACGTGACCCAAGATCACTCGGCACGTGACGGACGATCACGCGGACACGTGACGGACGGTCACACAGAACCTTCACTTAGAACCTTCAAGGAATCTCCCCCTGTAGTCCCCCGCCGGGGGACGACGCTTACGGACTTCGAAAAATGGTGGGCAGGCTATCCGGCAAAGATCGGGAAGGGGGCGGCCGAGAGGGCTTGGGCAAGGGCCTGTAAGCAAGCCAGCGCCGACGACATGATTGCGGGAGTTTCCCGCTATATCGCCAACAAGCCCGAGGACCGGGACTGGTGCCATCCGGCAACATGGCTCAATCAGAAGCGCTGGCTCGATGATTTTGGCGACAGCGAGCAGCGGCGCATCAAGCCGACCTCGCCACCGCCAAGACTGGAGAACGGCAATGTCGCCATCGGACTTGATGATGATCGGGTTTCCCAGCAAAGCGCATTACAGCGGCATTCGCAAAAGCCTGCGGAGCCGGAGTTATTCCGGTCTGACCGATACTGAGCGCTGGCAATACCACGCATACGATTATGCCTGGCGGCGAACTTTCCTGGGGAATGCCGACGAAGCTGCATCGCCCATCGATCCTGATAGATCGTGGTACGACGCGGCTTCCGCGGCGGCTGCTCAACGGTTCTTCAAGCGCTGAGAGCTATTCCGACGACTGAGCGAGCCCGAGAGCGCTTAGGAGGCCCATATCGGATGCCCCCCCGATTGGGGGTCGCGGGTGACCGCATAACTCGCAGGTCTGGGTCACCGAAAACGCCGCGAGTTGTTGCATTTGATTGCGGCTCGCCTCGACGATGTTGAGCGCATCCGCGATCTTCTCGGCGATGGCCTTCGAGGGAATGTGTCCCGCCACCGCCTGCCCGGTGCCGCAGGTGACCGTGTGCGGCGGCCCCAGCTCGCCTCCCGGTCCCTTGGTCAATCCGACGGCGTAAGGTCCGGGCGGCAGGTCGCTGCGGTTGTCGAGTTCGCCAGTCATGGCGTCGCCACAATGTTGCGCCCTCTGTTTGTTCATCGCTTGCCTTTCCTCCAGTCCTCGGGGTTGACGAAATTCGTCCGCCACAGACCCAGCCGCTCGGCCTTCGCCGCCGCCTCGTGGTCGCGGTAGGCATCGCTGTATCGTCTGTACGCTACGGCCATGCCCAGCGCGACCATCATGCCGCCCAGGTCCGGGACGCGCTCCGTACCGCACCTCGCCACGATCCGGCCGTAGCGATCGCGGTCGCGCTCGGTGCAGGCCACGGTGTCGCCGCCAATGAGGCGTAGGAGCCCTGCCGTGGCCGCCAGACCACAGGAAACCCCGCCGCATACCTGTACCCCCTCGGGCGCGTCTATGCCCCACAGGCGCACGCGCACGCCGCCTACGTCGATTGTATCGCCATCGATCACCGTTGCCTCGCCCCGGATCGTGTTCCGCGACAATGCATCGGGCACGGCGAGCGCGGCGCACGCCCCGACCAGCACGAGGCCGGCCAGGGCTGCGGACAGGCGCCCGCTCATACAGCGCTACAGATCATGTCGAGCACCTCGCGCACCGTCATATCCCCTGTCAGGTGTTCGGTTTCCGGGAAAGCTAGCTTACGCGATCGTTATCCCGTCACGGCCGCAATCTGGCCCGTAAATGATCGCAGGATGTGCCGCCCGCGGTTCGTCGACGGGATCGCTGCTTAGGCTCATATCCTGCAGCACGCGCGTCGCAGTCTGCCGCGCGGAATCCATTGTGGCGTGCCAACGGCGATAGCGGCGCCGCGTCCCGCCGACAAACACAAGCTCATAAGGGGTCATTTGATTCGTTCTCCCCCTGTTCTAGTGTACGTGATAGGAAACATTGGCCACATCGGCCGACCAGCACGCCCTGCACTCGCCGCACTTGTTGCCTTGCTGCGGCGCCGGGCAGACGTGCCCTACGGGCGCCGCCGGCTCCGCATCGCGAGCAACGATTGCTGTCCATGTCGATGCGCGAAGAGTCAGATTGTCGCTATGAACCGTGCTCGTCTGCGGCCATGCTGTCGGCGCCGCACCATCTATCATCGTGGCGGATAGGCGTATCGTCAGGTTTGCCGGGATCGTGCCACCGTCGCGTACGAAGGCCTTTACGATCTGCCCCTCGCGCGTCGGCAGCCAATGCCGCAGCCAAGGCGTTGCGCGCGCCACGGCACAGATCCGCGCCAGATGGTCGCGCGATTGCAGATCGCCGCTGTCGTGCCAACGGTGGAACTTGTCCATGGTCTCGCCGGTTTTAGGATTGCGGCCGCGCGCATGCGCCGCCGTCAACAGCACAACCATTGCCTCTACAAAGCTTTCGTGGCGGATCGCCTCGAGCCGCGCGGCCTGTGATTTTTTCACACCGCGGAATATGTAATTGCCCTTCAGCGCGTAGCAACTCGAGCATGTCGAGCCGGGCACCTTGGCGAGCTTGGCGCCGGTGATGCAGGCCTGCGCTGGTATGCCGTATGAAGTGCCGGGCATCTTGCTGGGATACCCGAGACTGCCGGCGATCGCCTTTGCTTCCTTGATATTCATCGGTCGTCGCCCGACAGCACCGCGTTGATGGCGCGTAAGTTACCGCCCGGCATCGCCATATTGTCGCCTTTGGCGAGCATAGCGTCGGCGCGCCTGATCCGTTCCGCCATGACAGAGGCCTTCGCCCGCTTGACGCGGAGACGATGATCGCCATTGCCAATAATGATGGAATTGGCGATTGCCTCCCGGGCGAGCCGCGGGAACCTGTCGTAATCGTCTATTGTGATTGTGAGCATGTGAGCCATCCGTGGTTGACGACCCTAAGATAGCACCGATTATTTTCCCGTCAAGCGGAAAAAGATGTTGACGTGAGATTTTTCTGCGGTAGGATCGTGGCGTCAACCACAGGAGCGATCATGAACACAAAGCCATACCTCGTCATGTGGTGCAGCAATACAGGCTGGCACACGCAGCGGTTTGCAGCGCCGGAGCAGGCTGAGCGCTGCGCCGCCCGTCATGGCGTAAAGGTTATTGCCCAAAATTGGGGTTCAGCAGCAAAGAAGACGCTGCACGCCAAGCGCGAGTTGCGATTCTCAATTGCATCGATGCTGAGGCTGCTCGTCAGCGCGCATTTGACGAGGGTAACAGGCGGCACCCTCTCCCGATCAGCGGCACCAAATGACCGGCCCGATGAAAGACTTTGCCGATAGCCCCATCGCACGCAATGCCATTGCGACAGCGACGGTGCGCGATACGTGGGCCGGTGAGTTGCCGGCCTTCCTGGTTCCGCAGCGCACCAAGCGCTCCGGGGAGTCGATCGTCGTCTACCGTTGGCTGGACAGCCGCGGGTTCGTCTGCGACGGGCTGCGCTGCGGCTTTGGTGCGCCTAAGATGATCGCCACTGCTCAGCGAGACGCTAGGTTTAGCAACGTCGTGGCGGCCTAGCCTTCTTCTAGCTTCTCCGGCGGCGCCAGGCTCTTCTGAGCCTGAGCGTCGACCGGGTCAACCGGGTCAACCGGGTCAACCGGGTCTTCGCCCGGTTGCGATGCTTTGCCAGGCTGCGACGCCTTCAGCGCCTCGAGCAGCGCCACAAGCGTATTGCCCTGCTGCGCTTTGAACGCCCCTTCCGCCACGCGCACCGCGAGCTTGGTCAGATCACGCGCGGCCTCGTTGCCAGCCCGCAACAGCTTTACGTCGATGTCGGCCCCGAGCGCGTCGAGCTGGCTCTGAACCAGCAGCACCGTATCACGTTGCAGCACCAATCCGGCGAGCGATCCGCTATCGAGCACGACAGCATGTTCATTGCTCGGCACCAGCGCCGGCGCATCGTCGCGCGGCAGCTCAGCGATGGCGATCAGCTTGTCAGCGGCTTCGAGTGCATCGGACATGCGGCGCTTGACCGTCGATGGTTTCGGAGTACGGCCACCGTACCACGGCAGACGCAATGCCTTGAACTGCTCCTGTCGTGCTGACCTAGCCGCATGCGCCGCAGCGACCGAGCGCTTGTGGTTGCCAATGCGGTAGATGCCGCCGTGGTTGCGGCAGCGCCGCTCGCCTCTGACCGATAGGCGCTGGCATGGCGTGCCTGCCCGGTTGCGAGCGCCGCATATCTTTGAGACGCCATGAACGGTACGCACCCGTAGCGTTTACTTAAATCATCACCGTATCCCACTGATATCGTTCATCTATTCCGATCGGACCGAGCGGCCGATACGGTGTGGGAATCGTCCCTCGACCGGCCCGGGAGCGGGGAAAATTGGGTCCCCGAGAACAAACCGGAACCATTTTCGGCAAATCTGGTCATCTCTTCCACCGATTGCGGCCATCGTTGTCGCATCGTTGTAAGGGCCACAGCGATGGCGGGCAAGTCCGACGCACGGCAGCACCTTTACGACCTCGTGGCGGGGCCTGTTGCCCGCCGTAAGCGGGCGTTGTCAGGGCGCAGTCCGCTCAGCGCGTGCACCCTGTATAGAGTAGACTATAAGGGAAAGTGCTTTAACGCATTGATACGGCTGCAACTTTTACTCCTCTACGGGTATTGAAATTTGCGCCTGCGTGGTGTAAGTTTTGCCTTGTCGCGCAAGTTTCGAGGGCCAAAATGAACGGGGATACGCGTCTGCCTGTTTTGCGGGTTGTCGGGTTCACGAAGCGGCGGAAGCACCCCTATAGGCCGGAGAGGTTCATGATCTCGTCGTATGTCGGATTGGAGGAGTTGCTGGCGCGAACCGCCGACCGCTCCCTTGGCATGCAGGCGGTCCGTGTGTTGATCGCCATGATGGCGGAGTGTGATTATGAAAACCGGGTTCGAGGCGGCCAGAAGGATCTTGCCCGTAAGCTCGGGATGAACCAGGCGCACGTAAGCCGGGCGATCCGCACGCTGATCGACCTGGGGTTCGTCGAGAACCCGCACAACGACCGCGGCCGGTACGTCGTTAGCCCGAAAATGTGCTGGAAGGGCGATGAGGACAGCCTGCGGGCGGCGCTCTCGGAGCGCAATATGCTAGGCGCAGACGGCTTTATGCGGGCGGCATGAGCGGCGTTGCCAGGTCTGGGCCGGGCACAAAAACCATCGTAACCAGCATCGGGTTGTGCTCCTGGGCGTCGTCCCGGAGCGTGTTGCGGTAGAGCCAGCCGCCCGGCACCGCCATCCGATCGGTCCAGTCACCATCCTTGTTGGTGATCAATTCCCACTCGCTCACCGCCCCGGACTCGCCGCCGCCACCGGCACGATCGCGTAGCCCTCTTCCTCCAATCTGCGGAGGAACTCGCCGGCCTCGGTCGCCATGCGCCGCCAATTCTCGTGGTAATCGGCCTCATCGCGGGCGTGCTTGATCCACAACGCTTTCGCGATCACCTCGGCCGGGTCTTGCTTTTTGGGTGAGGAGGTTGTATCTGACATCTGTTCCTGTCCCTAGCCGGTGGAACATAGCCGATCGGGCCGTGGTTGACAACACCCCGATCAGCCCCCGAGAAAGGCCCGCTCAGTTCCCCTGTGGCGGGCCTTTCCATTGCAGTGGGAGCCTCCTCCCGCTTCAATGGGAGCCTTCTCCCGTTGTGATCGTCGCTAATCTCGGATAAACTCCCCGTATTTACAAAAGGAGAGACCGTGAGTAGCCACCGTATCGAGATAACCTTCGCTGGGGACGCGCCGGATAGCGAGCTTGAGCGCGCAAAGATCCTTGGTTCCGAGAAAGTCAGCGAAGCCATCAAGGAATTGCAGGCAATCCTCACCAGTCTTGGCCTGGATGTCATCGCCACCGCGCACAGCGTGCGGAAGATGCCGAAGCACCAGCGCCCGGGCAGACATAAACCACCCGCAATGGCGGAGCCGACCACCGGGATCGCCGCCGAATGACGCTGGATTTGACCGAGGATGAGTGGCGCGTCCTGGCGTGCCTCGCCTCCGTCGGGGTCGACGTGCTGCTGGACCGCGAGCCGTACCCGCAGATGATGGACTATCTGGAGGGGACCCCGGAGGCCGTCCGGCTGAGCCTGCGCGACAAGGTGATAATGCCGGCCGCGGCCATGTTTACGGTGGGGAATGCATGAACGCTTTCCTCGACCGCATGAACATGCGGGACATGCTGGCCTTCGTGCTGGTGCTGGCCTTTATGTCGATGGCGTTCCTCTTGGCGATCCGGGCACCCGAGTCCGATATTTTCAAGATGCTGCTGGGCGGCCTTCTCTCGACCGGGTTCGCCGGCGTCATCGCCTGGTATTTCGGGTCGTCCAGCGGCAGCGCCATGAAGGACGAGGCATTGGCGAAGACCGCGACGGCGCAGACCGAGACGATCGCCAGGACGGCGATGGCCCAGACCGACACAATCGCCGCGCAGGGCGCCGCGCTCGCCGCCGCCCCGCCGCCGACGGTCACGACCACGGTCACCGACCCCGGACCGCCGCCATTGATGACCACCACGACCAGCCCGGCCCCGCCCCCTGACCAGCCGGCGGAAAAGGAGAAGAAATGAGCGACCGTCGTTTTGTATTGCTGCGCGACGTGGTGATCCCGGCCGGCACCGTGCTGGAGCGTGCCGCCAATGAGCGCGGCGGGACCTCGGCCGTCGAGTGCGTCGTGGCACTTGGGCCGGACAGCCACGGATATTTCGTGATCGCCGCCGCCGACGGCGATGCGGCGAAGGACGCCGAGGGTTGGGTCGAGGAATGCAGACCAGCAGCCGCCTGATCCTGGGCGAGCGCGGGGCGGGGGAGGGCTCCCACTAATGTTCGACCGCACCTATATCGTTCCGGGCCGCCGCTCGGTGCATCATAGCCACGATGTCAGGGTCACGGAGAAGCGCGCCCCGACCGACGAGAGCGTGCGGCTCCTGCGCGAAATGGAGGCGGCGGCCAACGACCGGGTGCTGGAGGCGGTCCGGCTGACCGGCAACGGCTTCGAGTGCGTCGCGCAGGCGATGCGGGACGCGACGACGGGAGACATGATCCTGCGCGCCGCCTTTTCGCTGAACGGCAAGAAAATGACTGCCGAGGCGCGCGGCTACAATCTTCGGGCATATGAGCTGGTCGAAAAGCTGGTCGAGGCGGTGGCCGCCAAACTCGCCGCCGAGATCGTTGCCGCCGCGCTGCGTCCCCTCGCCGCGCAGCTGATGCGCTTGCGATGATGACCTCTAGCCGCCTGATCGAGGCCGAGCGCCGGGGCGAGCCGCGCCCCGGGCCAGACCGTCTGGCGGATGTCACGCTCACGGTGCGCGAGTGGTCCGTTGTGCTGGGCTCGCTCTCGGCGACGGCGCAGCACATGGTGCGGGCGAAGGCGGCGGGGCAATTGCCCGTGCGGATCGGCGACCAGGGCATCGTCGACGTTACCGACGTGCTGGAGGCCATCCGGCGTCAGGCGCGGATGTGAGCGCAGCCCCCGACCTCGGCGCGGTCAAGGCCGAAATCCTCCAATTGCTGACCAGCGATAAATGGTCGGCTCACCAAATCCTCTTCCGCCACCGCCACCAGTACAGCGGCATCCCGACCGTGCCGGCCGAGTTCCACCGCTTTTTGGTGGAAGACTTCTGGTCGCCGAACCCATACAGCATCGTCCTCGCCTTCCGCGGCAGCGCCAAATCCACCCTCGGCGAGGAGGACATCGTGCTGGCCGCGTGCCTGATGGCCTGGCGCAACATCGTCGTGATCTCCTCGAACGAGACCCGGGCGGCCGAGCGTCTGGCGGCGGTCGCCTACGAACTCACCACCAACCCCTTTATCGTCGACCTGTTCGGCGATCTGAAGGGCGACGCCTGGACCCAGACCAAGATCGTCACGACCACGGGGGTCTGCGTGCAGGCGATCGGCCGCGACCAGGACATCCGGGGCATCAAGCACCTCGACCACCGCCCGGACTTCATCTTCGTCGACGACGTGGAGAGCCCGGAATCGGTGCAGACCCCGGACCAGCGCCGGAAGACGCTGCGATGGTTTCTCTCCGAACTCCTGCCGGCCTGCGCCCCGGAGCGCCGGGTCAGGATCCGCGCGACCCCGATGGACGCGGAATCCCTGCCGATCAAGTTGCAGAACGAGTGGGGCTGGCCGACCAAGACGTTCCCGGTCGAGTATTTGGACGAGGAGGGGAAGCGCAAAGCCAGCTGGCCCGAGGTCTGGCCGCTCTCCAAGATCGACCGCGAGCGCCAGGGCTACGAGCGAGTCGGCGAACTGGCGGTCTGGGAGCGCGAGATGCTGTGCCGCGCCTTCGCCGAGTCGGAAGCATCCTTTACGCGAGACATGATCCGAATCGTGCCGCGGGAAAAGACCTGGGAGGCCGTCTATGCGGCCATCGACCCGGCGCGCACCGCTGGGCGGCAATCCGCGATGACCGGCTGGGCCGTCTGGTCGTGGATTCGGAACCGGCTGGTGGTGTGGGCGGCGGATGGCCAATTTCTGATGCCGGACGAGATAATTGCACTCGGGTTCGATATCTGCGAGCGCTACAACCCGGTGTGGCTGGTCGCCGAGCAGGACGGTCTGGAGCAGTTCTTGATGCAGCCGTTCCGACAGGAGATGCTGCGTCGCGGAACCGTAATCCCGCTCAAGGGGGTGCGTGCGCCCCGGGATCAGGGCAAGAACGACTTTATTAAATATGCGCTTCAGCCGTTCCTGAGCAACCGCGAGTGCGAGTTTGCCCAGCCGCTGCCGGTGCTGGCCGAACAATTACTGAACTTCCCACGCGGCCGCAACGACGTGACGAATGCTCTTGCATTCTCCGCCCTGTCGAAGCCGGGCCTGGCGATCTACGATAGCTTCGGTGCCGAGCACATCGTCCCCGACCTCGCCCATGACCCGACCCGGCCCCTCTTTCTCGTCGCCAATGCGACCGGCGCGATGACCGTCGCGGCGCTGGTGCAGCACTTCGAAGGCCGGCTCTTGCTGCTCGCCGACTGGGTGCGCGAGGGCAATCCGGG